CGCGCGGGCCTATCGCAAATACTGACATTTCCATATTAGTTAACTAACAAATTTGCCAAGCTGTTAAATATTTGCAAGAATAAGCCATATTCTATCAGAAGGTGATTTTATGGATAAAAGGCTTGTAACCCGCGCAAAGTTTGCGGAATTGTCAGGAACTAGCCGCCCTAATGTAACTAATTTATGCAAAGGTACATTTTCTCCAGCGCTGGTTAACAATAAAATTGATCTTGATCACCCTATTGTAAATTCTTATTTGCATGAAAAAGGGATTATTGGCAGTTCTAAAACTGAAGAAGTGCCGCAAAGAAATCACAAACATCCTTCTGAATATTTAACTATGACAATTTCTGAGGTCATTGATGAATTTGGCACAGATGAAAAATTTGTAGATTGGTTGAGGGCTGTAAAAGAAATAGAATTAATCATAGAAAAAAGATTGAAAAATTCTCAAACGCAAGGAGATTTAATATCTAGAGAGTTTGTAAGGAACCATGTTTTTTCCTACATAGAAACAGCAAATGTTCGACTTCTTACAGATTCCCCGCGGACAATTGCGGCGCGCGTAATAGAAGAAGTTAAAGCGGGAAAGGAAAAAGAAGATATCGAGACTTTAATTAGAGATCTGATATCTCAACAAATTAAACACGTAAAAGAGCAAGTAACCCGCGGCCTAAAGAATGCTTAATATATCAAATGATGATGACGCATGGATTTTAGGCGAAGTTGGAGCACTGACAGATTGCGTTGAATTTTTAAAGCCATCTGAATGGGCAGAACAATATAGATATTTACCAGCTTCAGTAACCCCTTTACCCGGCTTCTATTCTTATGGCGTGGCACCTTATTTGAAAGAAATTGTTGATTGTTTAGATTTTCGTTCTAACGTTCGCGAAGTTTCATTAAAAAAAGGCGCTCAAATTGGCGCTACAGTTGGGATACTTGAAAACTGCATTGGTTACGGTATGCACCAACTTAAAACAGCGCCAATGATGCTTTTAACTGCGGATGCCGAACTAGCCAAACTCCGCATGGAAAGTTATATAACCCCGATGATTCAACAAAGCGGGCTTGAAGGTTTGATCAGGTCTTCAGATGAGGGTAACGCTAGAAAAACAGGCAAAACAGATTCTAAAATAGAATGGCTGGGTGGTGGCTTTCTTGTGCCGTTCGGCGCTAAAAATGCTGCAAAATTAAGATCGATATCAATTCAATACTTACTTGAAGATGAAAACGATGGTTATCCTGATATTGTTGGCAGAGACGGCGATCCCGCAAAATTAGCGGAAGGCAGAACAAAAGCTTACCACCAAACTAGAAAAATTGTCAGGACTTCAACACCTTTGATTAAAGGGCAAAGTCGCATTGACAGGAACTTTAAAGACGGGGACCAGCGTTATTATAACGTAGTTTGCAAGGAATGTGGTGAATTGCAAGTTCTTAAATTCCAAGGCGAAAATGAAGACGGTAAAAAATACGGGCTTACTTGGGAAACGCAAGACGGGATTTTGATTCCTGAAAGTGTTTTTTATGTGTGTAAATTTTGTGGATGCATGCATGTAAATTCGGACAAGATTTTTATGATGGCTGAAAAGAATGGTGCGCGGTGGGTGCCTACATCTAACCCCGTCCTACCTGATATTAGATCTTATCATTTATCCGCTTTATATGCCCCGGCTGGGATGTATCCTTGGGAGGCTGTTGTCCAAAGTTATCTTGACGCCTGGAATATTGAAGAAAACAAAGTAAGGGACACCGGACTTTTACAAGAATTTTACAACAATGATCTTGGTGAAGTTTTCGAAATACGAGGTGAAAAATTAAGGTTTGATGTAGTTTCAGCGCACAGACGCAAAGATTATCAATATGGAGAAATTCCCAATGAGCATGCAAAAAAATATTGCGGGTCACCTGTATTGCTCCTTACATGCGCAGTTGATGTGCACGGCGATAATTTAGCCGTTGCTGTTTTTGGCTGGGCGCGGGGCGCAAGGTCATATCTTATTGATTATTGGCGTTTCGAAGGTGACACAGAACAGCTTGACGATAAGGGAACATGGGGACGCTTGCGCGATCTAATTGAAAATACTGAATACGTTTCAGATGACGGTAAGTCATATTACATTCAAACAACGTTTGTAGATTCTGGATATAGAACAGATGTTGTTTACCAATTTTGTAAAGATTATGGTTCCGGCGTATATCCTATTAAAGGTCGAGATATGCCGGCAAAAGGCGCATCTTTACGCGAATTTTCAGAGTTTAAAACCACTTTGCAAACAGTCGCATTTGGAGTTACAGTTGATATTTATAAAGATCGTTGGCATTCTGCCTTAAGAAGGTCTTGGGATGGGATTTCACCGCAACCAGTTAATTTTTTTAATGCGCCGGTAGATACTACAGATAAGCAAATCAAAGAGTTAACAGTTGAACAAAAAAGAGAAAAGATTGAAAAATCAACTGGGAAGCGGCTTGGGTTTGAATGGTATCGCCCATCCTCTTCAAAAAATGAACTTTGGGATTTATTGATATATAATAGCTGTATTCTAGAGGTTGTCGCGTATGATTTGTGCGTTAAAACTTTAGAAATGGAGTATATAAATTGGCCGGCGTTCTATGATCATATTGAAAATGAAGAGTTGTATTTTAGCTCTGGTTAGGGTGTTGTATTTTAGACATTATAGTGTTGCTAAATAATAACACTTGTTGTATTTTAGCAACATGGACAGCGCATTTATTCAACAAAGAATTGATCAAACAAAGGCGATTATTATCGCTTATGAGGATGCTGTTCTCGCATTGACAGTAGGTGGTGTCCAAAGTTATGAACTTGATACTGGACAAACGCGTCAAAAAGTAACAAAAAATAATCTTGTTGATATGAATAGTCAGATTGACTCTCTTTATAACCGATGCGCGACTTTAGAGGCTCGTTTAAATGGGTCCGGTGTTGCCCAAATGAGGCCAAACTTTTGATTATTTTTGGAAGATCTTTTTTTGAAAAAGTTGAGGCCCCTATAAGTCGTGTTGTGTCTACTTCTGATATGTCCGTAAGCGGTGGTTATACGCCATCTGTTTTTGGCGCCGGGTTTGATGGTGAAAAGTTTGAGGGTGGCCTTGGAGGTATAAAAAATTTATTTCCAGATTATTGGACTTTGCGCGCAAGATCAGCACAATTATTTAATGAAAACCCTTATGCAAAAGGCGTCATTCGCCGCCTTATTACAGCTGAAATTAATACAGGGCTGATGCCTGAGTCTATGCCTATAGAAAGTATTCTAGGATTAGAAGAGGATGAGCTTGACAGTTGGACTGATGACGTTGAAAAAAGGTTTTGGCTTTGGGCCAATAATCCTAAAATTTGCGATTATGAGTCTTACAGGACATTTGCAGAAATAGAACAAGACGCCCGCAGGGAAGCTCTTGTAACTGGTGATGTTCTTGTTATTATACGGCAAGACAAAAAAACAGGATTGCCGTCTGTTCAACTCATACCAGGTGATGCGGTTCGAACAACGATTTCATCTGAGCCTGTAGGAAGCAATGAAATAATTGAAGGCGTGGAAATTAATTCTAAACGCGAGCACGTCGCGTATCACGTTTGTCAAGAAGATGGCACATCTAGAAGAGTTCCTGCTTTTGGGCGTCGTTCTGGTCGCCGTTTAGCTTTTCTTTATTATGGTACGGAAAAACGGGCAGAAGAAGTTCGCGGACAACCCATTTTATCTGTTGTGCTGCAGCCAATAAAAGAGATCGACAGATACAGAGATAGCGCACAACGCAAGGCGGTTGTAAATTCAATAATTGCCATGTTTATGAAGAAAACAGAAGACAAGGCAGGGACGCGCCCCCTTACAGGTGGGGCACGTCGAGTTGAAACAATAGATGCCGTAAGTTCTGATGAAGCTTCAAGATCATACACGGCAATTGAAAACAGTCCCGGCCTTATTATGCAAGAGCTGCAGGTAGGTGAAGAACCCGTAGCCTTTCAATCAAATGGCGCCGATGATAACTTCCCAGATTTTGAAGAGTCTATTGTAAGTTTGGTTTGTTGGGCTTTGGAAATTCCGCCTGAAATCGGGAAGCTTTCATTTAGTTCAAATTATTCTGCATCTCAAGCCGCAAACAATGAATTTAAATCGTATCTTGATAGAACGCGAGACGGGTTTGGAGCTTCTTTCTGTCAGCCTATTTATATTGATTTCCTTACAAGCGAAGTGTCGCGACAAAAAATTTCAGCGCCGGGGCTTGTTGAATCTTTATCAGACCCTAACCAATATGATATTTTAGGCGCTTGGGTGAACGCTGAATGGAGTGGTGCAATTAAGCCATCTGTTGACCCATTGAAGCTTGTTAAAGCTTATAATGAAATGGTTGAAGGTGGATTTATAAGCCGGACTCGTGTGGCAAGAGAATTGACAGGCACGAAATATAGCCAAAATATAAAACGTTTGAGAAAAGAAAACGAAGAATTAGCCGCAGCTAATGCCCCTACCGTTGGTTTAATGGGGTCCGCTGTTGCAAGTGTAATTATTGATGAAGGTGTTGAAGATGAACGATCCGGCAAACAGAGTAATACTTAACAACATCCCCAATATCGATTTTAGCGTTGCCCTTGCAATTGGTGCAATACCCGGCATGCGCGCCGATGTTAAATTTGGGTATGCTTTGGACTTTAACGGCTTACATGATGTTTGGGGCGGTGCAGATTTACAACCCATCTACCAATTTATGGATATTGCAGGCGAGTCCATAACTATTGAATCTGAAGAAGGCGCCGACAATCAAGAAATTATGGTTATCGGGTTGGATGTTGCAGGCGCTTTGCAAGTTGAAACAGTTAATCTAAATGGTGAAAATTTAGTTGCAATACCTGGAACGTGGATTGCAGTAAATCGCGCCTTTAATAATGATGGAACGCCATTTACGGGGCGAGTTCTCATTAAAGGAACTGGTCCTAAATCAGCTATTATATACGCTTCTCTATTTGTCGAAGATCAAGGGACCGTTCAATGCCCTTATGTTGTTGAAGCTGGGCAATTTGCAGTTATAAACAATTATTCAACGGCAATTAATAAATCAGGTGGTTCCGATGCATCTTCTGTAATGCGTCTGGTTGTTGCAGAACGGGAAAAAGTGGGCAGGACTCAAATTAGATATGGCCTTCAAAGAAGTGGTGTAAGTAATCTTTCTTCTGATTTGGTAGTACCAATTTTAGTTCCGCCGCTTTCTCAAGTAAAAGTAACTTCTGAAACATCCGCGGGCGCTGATGTTTCTGGAGAATTTTCAATCGTTCTTGTCGATGAAACCTTAGTAGCAGAGGGTTTAAAATAATGTGGTTTCTCAATGAACAAATATTAAACAGTTTTGCATACCGCGCGGACTCTGACATTTCGATCGAGGCGCGCAACTCTTTTGAGGCTGGTTCGACTCAAGGTTTTTCGCTTGAAACTGGTGTAGCGCATATTGAAGTTTCTGGAATTTTGACAAAAGCGCCCGATATAATGGCGTTTATTTTTGGTGGCGGAAATACAGTTTATTCGGATATTATTGAAAGCTTGGCCGCTGCCGAACAAGATGAAAAAGTTTCATCAATTGTGCTTGATATTTCTAGCCCGGGCGGACAGCTTGACGGCTTATTTTCAGTGCTTGAAGCTATGGGAAAAACAACAAAGCCTATTTCAGCGCATGTTCAAGATAAGGCTTTATCTGCAGCATTCGCTTTGGCATCAGCCGCTGATGATATTGTTGCGCAAAACAGATCAACCCGTTTTGGATCAATTGGCGTTGCAGTTTCCATTAAAACAGATGAAAGTATTGTTGCTTTGGCAAGCACGGATGCGCCCAATAAACGGCCAGATGTGACAACTGAAGAAGGTAAGGCTATTGTCGTTTCTGAACTTGATGCGGCTCACAATTTATTTGCAGAAGAAATAGCAAAAGGGCGCAATACGACAGTTGAAAAAGTTAATGCTGAATTTGGTGAAGGTGGAACATTCTTTGCCGAAGAAGCTTTAAGCCGTGGAATGATTGATTCTATTTCCTCGGATAATAAGGCCACCGTCGCAGGTGGAATCTCAACCCAAGAAGGAGCCAATCAAATGGACCTTAAAACTTTAAAGTCCGATCATCCAGACGTTTTTCAAGCGGCGGTGAACGAAGGCGTTCAAATCGAGCGTGATCGAGTATCGGCACATATGACACTGGGCGAAGCAAGCGGAGATATGAAAACCGCTAGTGAAGCCATCATTTCTGGAACAGGAATGACTGAAACGGTAAAAGCCAACTATATGGCCGCATCAATGCGGCGCGGAACTATTGATGCACGTCAAGAAGATGATGCAGAATTAGATGCAGGCGATCATAAAAAAGGCGCCCAAATTTCCGCAGAAGACGCGCATGCAGAAAAGGTTATTGCCGCGCTGAATAATGGTGATGATGTTTTAATGGGGGGTTCTTAATATGTCTATTGTATCACCTGTACAAAATGCAGATGTAAGCGGTTTTGTTATTAAAGACCCGGTTTATGACGACGATACGCTAGTTTTCACAGGAGCTGATACCCTTGCAGAGGGCACTATTTTAGGCCGCATCACAGCATCAAAAAAACTAACTTTTTATGCATCCG